TGGATCAAGAGTACATGGCGTAGTAACAATTTCAGAAACAACTGGTGCTGATGAATCAAACAGAGTACACAGTAACCCAAGACTATCCAAACACCAACTAACAACAGATAGAAATGACGGTAATGCACGATTCAGAATGAACTATGTAGAAGGTGTGCTAGAATTAGATGGCTTTGATAGTCATGATAGCAGTGGTTCAAACACAACAGGATTTGGTAGAGGACATCATGGTATGTTTGTTTCAGGTATTGTGCGTAATGACGGTACACAAGGCGGAACCGCTACAAATGAAACTGTAACAATTACACAAGTAAGAGCTATTACAGCCGCTCCACAAACAGATGGACAACACACAATCACAGTAAAAGATATGAGAGCCATTGAAGCTCGTCCTAATATTGCAAGTGGTGATGTAGTTGAAAAGGCTTATGGTTTTCACTACAGTAAAACAGGCAGTGGCACAATTGGTAGTGTAGAACACTATAGTTTATATGGTGATGAACAAAACGCAACAGCATATAACAAAGGTGGCTTTCAATTACCTACATATGCAGTAGCAACACTAAATGACTCAACACCACTAGTACCTAGAAACACAGGTAACATGGTATTTTGTAGTGATGAAACAGGCGGAGCTCAACCTTGTGTTTGGGACGGATCAAACTGGAGAAGATTATCTGATAGAGCAGTAATCAGTAGTTAAGGAGAATAATTTATGGCATATTCATGGCCCACAACAAAAGGTACTACTACAGCATTGGATCAAAGCAGTGATGATCCTAATGTAGCAAGACCACAAATAAAACAAAACATTGAAAATGTTAACAAAATTATAGACAACTTTGCTACAACAACACCTGCAAATGGAGACACATGGGTATTCAATAGTAGTACAGACAAGTTTGAACCAAGTGCCACTGGTGCAGGTAATGAAGCAACTATTCAATTCACAGGCAAAATATTAGGTGGTACAAGAAAAGCAGTATTCACAACTGTAAGAGATAGCAACAGTATACTAACAGAACAAACAGAATCAGGCACTATGCCTTTAACTAGTGTAAGTGTTACAAATGGTCAAGTATCCTTTCAACTAGCAACAGGAACATATAGAATCAACTGTGGTGAAATGATCTATTGTAAAGGTACAACAGGACTACAATGGGAGTTTCAAAAAGTAGACACAGGTGGCACCGCAACAGTGGTATTTGGTAATAACGACAACGCCAAGGTTGCTATTGGTGGTGGTAGTAGTTTCAATTTGTTCCAAAATTTTGACCAAAGAGAATTTACCGTAGCAGACGCAACAGACAAATATTACTTTCATCCTGACTACAGTAGCAGTGGTAATTGGGAAGATAGTGAAACAACTTTCTTTTTAGAGGATGTTGCGGTAAGAATAACAAAAATTGCTTAGATAAGGAGAAAATAAATTATGTCAGCGGCAACTAATAGACTAGAACTTGAACTTCTAGATCATTTTTTTAGCAATGGTAATACACCAGCGGCTTACACACCAGACACATTATTTCTTGCATTGGCAACAGCAGTAAGTGATGCAGAAGCAGGATCATTTACAGAAGTTACAGGCGGCAGTTACGCACGTCAGGCCCTAGCAGGTAAGTTTGGTACAGTAGCAAGTGGTGGTAGTATTACAAATGATGCAAACATTCAGTTTCCTACAGCAACAGGCGACTATGGTACAGTAACACACATTGTAATCATGGATGCACTAACTGGTGGAAACGCATTGATTGTTCAAGCATTGGCTTCAAGTAAAACTGTGGAAACAGGTGATACATTTGTTGTAAACAGTGGCAACTTAACAGTAAGTTTAGCATAAGGCACTTCCAATGGCTACTATTACTGGTGTTATTGCAAACTTTGTAGACAATGATTATATTGTAGACCAATTGGATTACATTCCAGGTGGTGCAAGAATAACATTAACTGCAAGTGTAGACCCTAGTTTAGAAGCATTGGGAAATGTCTTTGCTGGTAGTACAAAATGGGGCGACTGTGGTACTTGGGCAACATGGCCCAACAGTAAATGGCAACCAGGTCTTATTATTCCATTAGCAGTTACATCAACTGTGACTGGAGAAAGAAAGCCAGGTGGTACAGCCACACCAAACCTAGCATTAACTGTATCAAGTACTGGTAATGTTGAATTCAATCCAAGTGTAAGCACTAGTTTAGGATTGACAACAGCATCAACTGGTAATGTTACATTCAGTGGTAGTGCAACCAGCAGTTTAGCATTCACTGTAAGTGCAAGTGGTGGCAAACTATTACATGGTGTTGCAACAGGCCCACTAGCAATCACAGTATCAGCAACAGGTGAAAGAAAGCCTGGTGGTACTGCAACTGCACCGTTGGTACTTACAACAAGTGCAACAGGTGTTGCTGTCAAAGGTGGTGAAGCAAGTCCAAACATTGTTATCACTGCAAGTGGTACTGGTAACCTAACATTTATAGGTACAGCAACAGCACCAATTACATTGACTACAACACTAACAGGTGGTCTTGTACAAGGTGCATCACAAGATGCTACAACACACATTGTGGACAGTGAAACAAGAACTTATAGTTTGTTGAGAGAAACTAGAACATTTGAATTTGAATATGGCGAAAGCAGAACATACAAAGTTCTTACAGAAAACAGAACTGCAACTGCTACAAGCGAATCAAGAACGCAACCAACGGAGGTATATTAATGGCAACATTAACAGGTTATAAAAAAGACAGTGAAAGTCTTTTCATAGACAAAGATCCTGAAGCAACATTAATCTATACATTTGATTGGACAAACTGGTTAGGTGCAAATGATGCCACAGAAACAATCAGTACATCAAACTGGACTGTGGATTCAATCACAGGAGACAGTGATCCAATCGTTGTTAGCAGTAGTGTTATTGCAACAGGCAACAAAAAGGCTGTTATTACACTTACAGGTGGTACAGCAGGCAACATTTACACTGTAAGAAATACTATTACTACAAGTGATAGTCAAACAGAACGCAAATTTTTTAGAGTAGTTTGTAAACAAAAATCATTCTAAAACAAGCGTGTACCTGTATAGGGAGAAGGGGATAAAGTATGAGTGATACCCAATCACAAAACAAAGAAAAGAACAAAGGTGGCAGACCAAAAGTTCACAACTTTGATTATGAACAAATAACTCGCCTTGGTGAGTTGATGTGTACTAGAAGTGAGATAGCTCATGTATTGGGCTGTAATGTAAGTACCATAAAGCGTGATCAAAAGGCATTGGATGCAATTGAACAAGGCTACAGTTTAGGTAAAATAAAACTGCGCCGTGCAATGATGCGTAATGCTTGTGAAAATATGAATGCCGCTGTACAAATATTTTTGAGTAAGAATTTATTAGGTTATTCAGATCAAGGACAATTGGATGGCGAAGCAAGTCAACCGTTACCATGGAATGAAGCACCACAACAAGAAGAAGAAAATGCAACTGACGAAACCACAACAACAGATAGCAAATGATACCAATCGTTTTCGCATTGTAGTAGCGGGTAGAAGATTTGGTAAAACATTTTTATCAATCAGAGAAATGTGTTATTTTGCAAGAGTACCAAACAAAATTATCTATGCTATTTTTCCTACATATAGAATGGCAAAGACCATTGTTTGGGAAGAGTTGAAAGATAGGTTGACCAAGTTGCGTTGGGTAAAAAGAATAAATGAAACTGAACTTACAATACGTTTGGTCAATGGCAGTAAAATTGTACTAGCAGGAGCAGATACACCAGATAGGTTAAGAGGTATCAGTTGTGACTTTGTAGTGTTTGATGAATATGCAAGTATTGATCCAAACATATGGACAGTAATACGACCTACACTTGCAGACAGAGGTGGCAATGCATTATGGATAAGCAGTCCCAATGGCAAGAACCATATGTATGATATGTACCAATGGGCACAAGCACAAGAAGACTGGAGCACCTACAAGTTTACAACATTGGATGGTGGTCAAGTACCAGCACAAGAGATTGAAGCCGCAAGACAAGAAATGGATGAGAGAAGTTTCAAACAAGAATTTTTAGCAGACTGGGTAGACTATGTTGGATTGGTATACTACAGTTTTTCAGAGTTGTGTGTTCAAAAATTGGACATGGAAAAACTTGATACAATTTATGTGGGGATTGACTTCAACGTGGATCCAGGTTGTGCTGTCGTTGGCGCCATGACTGCTAAAAACAGTCTCCACATTTTTGATGAAATAGAATTAAGAAATACAAATACTTTTGAAATGGCTGAAGAGATCAAACGCAGATATCCAAACAAAGTTGTAAAAATATTTCCTGATCCTGCAGGTGCACAAAGACGCACCAGCAGTACAACAACAGATCATAAAATATTGCACAATGCTGGATTCAATGTGTATGTTCGCAGAGCTCATCCACCAGTAAAAGACAGAATTAACAGTGTTAACAGTGC